TGAGGAGCTATTGACTTATGCGACTGCAGAATCTGTATGTGACCATGACCTTCGTGAGGGAATTGTTTTTCGCTCTAAAGATGGTTCTAAATCCTTTAAAGCAGTATCTAATGAATTTTTACTAAAATATCATCAGTAATAAAAACTATAAGGCGGTAATTTTATTGCCGCCTTGTTTTTTTATTTATTTTTTATTATAATAATAATATAAAAGAAAAAAGAAAGGAAGTGTATTTATTTATGGGAAAGAAAAATAATGATTTTGCAATTTCAAGAATGTTTTGTTGTAATTGTGGAAAAGAAGGAGTTCCCATTGGTCGAAAGGCGGGGCATTATCGGGAAGCCGGACATTTAAAAAAATTATATTGCATTTATTGTGGTAAAGAATGGAATCACGCAGAAGTACGTTCTATGCATAGTGATTATAACTATGAAGATTTTCAACTTGAAATGAAATATAATAACTTTGATGAGAATGGCAATCGAAAAATTCCCTATCGCATTTTTCGTGGTAACTTAAAAAAAGAAGGTGTTATTTAATGTTAAATGTTGAAAAAGTAAAAAATTTAAAAGAAGACAATCATAAATTATATCACGATCTTCTAGTTCAAATAAGTATTCATTCTGACCATAATCAAAATTTATTAGATTCCGCAGAAAAAATTTCAAAACAGATGAATAATATGATTGAAGTTATTAATTATTTACTTCAAAAGGAGAATGAACATGGCTAATTTATATTTAATGTGCGGAGTACCTGGATGTGGAAAATCTACTTTTCTTAAAAATAAAATTAAAAATAATAATTCAGTGATTATTTCTCGTGATGCTATTAGATTTTCTATTGTAAAACCTGAAGAAGATTATTTCTCTCATGAAGACGAAGTTCTTGAAATTTTTTGGAATCAGATTAATGAAGCGCTTGCCGCAAATAAAACTGTTTATGTTGATCAGACTTCTCTTACCCCAAGAGCTAGAATATGGTTACTTCAGCATATTACTGGATATGAACATGCTAATTTAATTTGGATTGATGAAGATTTAGAAACCTGCCTTGAAAGAAACGAAATGCGGCGCGGGACCCGGGCTTATGTTCCTAGAGGAGTCATTCGCCGCATGTTTTCTCAGTTTATTGAGCCTTCTCTTGAAGAAGGATTCTATAGAATTTTTCGATATAACAGTAAAGAAAATAAATTAACATATAAAGGAGAACCATTTTAATGATTTATTTTTCATCAGATCTCCATTTACAACATAATAAGAATTTTATTTATGAACCTCGCGGTTTTAAAAATATTTATGAAATGAACAATACTATTATTAAAAATTTCAATTCAATAATTACATGGGAAGATGATTTATATCTTCTTGGAGATAATTTCCTTGGAGAACTTGAATCAGGAATTAGTCTTTTTAATCAATTACCTGGAAAAATTCATCTTATTTGGGGAAATCATTGCACAGATAATAGAAAAATAGCTATGTCACAATGTCATAATGTAGTAGAAATTATTGGTTTTGCAGGGATGCTTCATTATCATAAATATCATTTTTATCTTAGTCATTTTCCTACTCTTACATCTAATTTTGATGATTATCAAAAGCCATTAAAACGAAGAATTCTTTGTCTTGCAGGCCACACGCATTCTAAAGAAAAATTTGAAAATTGTGGTTCATACAACGTTGCAGTAGATGCACATAATTGTTATCCCGTTAGCATTGATGAAATTATTCAAGATTTTAATGAATATATAGAAAAATAATATTTAAGGACAAAATTAATTAATTATATTGCTCTATTTTTTATATTCCTTAGAGGACATTAAAGAGTTCTCTAAGGAATTTTTTATTTTATTTTTTGGAGGTAGAAAAATGAATCTAAAAGTAAGATTTAAGAATCCAGTATTTATTGTTCAGCTTATTCTTGCGATTCTCACTCCAATCCTTGCTTATGCAGGTCTGACTGTTCAAGACCTTACCTCTTGGCAAGCACTTGGAGAGATTCTACTTGGAGCTATCCGTAATCCATATGTACTTGGTCTTATTGTTGTTTCTGTATGGAATGCTCTTAATGACCCAACCACAGCTGGTATTACAGACAGCGCACAAGCTCTAACTTATGATAAGCCTAAAGCAAAAGAATAATAAAAAGAACTTATTAAATTGACACTTGTTGTGTCGGGCCTAAGGGGGAGACAACCTCCCTCTTTTGTAAATTAGACGGAAATTATTATGTTTTTCATCAGAATAAGAATTTATTAAAACAATTGTCCCTGCCGCAAAAAGCATTTGGAACAAATGCTGACCAACTTTTTAACCATTTTTGTATATATGGGATGAAAGAGGGAAGACAAGCAATCTCCACATTTAATGTGAAAAAATATAAAAGTTATTACGATGATTTACAAAAGGCTTTTGGTTCCAATTTACCTTTATATTATAAACATTATATTAAATATGGAAAAAAGAAAAACGAAAAGTCACTTAAAAGGAGGCTCTTAAAATGGCAAAAATTAAAGGAATGGATATTTCACATTGGCAAGGTAACATTGATTTTAAAAAAGTTGCCGCAGATGGAATTAAATTCGCAGTATTAAGAGATGGGTATAGAAAAACTTTAGATAGCAGATTTGTAGAATATGTAAAGGGATGTCAACAGAATGGTATTTATGTTATGGCTTATCATTTCATTTATACTGATGGCGCAACTCCTAAACAAAATGCTCAATCTTCTTATGATAATCTAAAGAAAGCTGAACTAGATCCTACAAAAACATGGATTGCCGCAGACTTAGAGTATGATACCTGGACAAAAAATGGTGAAAAATGTACAAAAGCAAAATGTACTCAATACACCAAAGAATATCTTGATGCCTTAAAAGCATTAGGATGTAATAAATTATTTATTTATACCAATCAAGATTATTACAAAAATTACTATGATTGGTTTCAATTAAAATACCCAATTTGGTTAGCTGACTACGAGGGGGATCCAAATTATGATTGCGTAATGCAACAATACAGTTCTTCTGGAAAAGTCAATGGAATCAGCGGAAATGTAGATATGGACTGGTTATTTGATGAATCAATGATGAAAGATACTCAAACAACTACAAAAACAGAAACCACAACACAAAAGAAAGAAGAAACTATTGAAGTTACCGCAGATAGGGTTATTGCAGTTGCTAAAGCTGAAGTAGGATATAAAGAAAAAGCAAGTAATTCTAATTTAGATAATAAGACTGCTAACGCTGGTTCTGCTGATTATACTAAATATGCAAGAGATTTTGATCAGAAATATCCAAATTGGTATAATGGAAAGAAAAATGGATTTGCATGGTGTGATATGTTTGTTGACTGGTGTTTCTTAACTGCTTTTGGTTATAAGAAAGCATTAGAATTACTATGTCAGCCTGAAAAATCTGCTGGTGCAGGATGCACTTATTCTTATAATTATTATAAAAATAAAGGTCAAGTTGGTAGAACACCTAAAAAGGGTGCTCAAATTTTCTTTGGTGTCCCTGGTGATTTTAGTCATACTGGTTTAGTATATGATTTTGATAACTCAAATGTTTATACTATTGAAGGAAATACTTCTGATCAAGTTGCATATCATCAATATAGCAGAAGCAAATCAAACATTTATTATGGTTATCCTAATTATTCTGGTTCTGTAAATGCATCTGATGCAGGTACTGATATTCCAGTATCAACTAGCGATGGCAGTTTGTCAATAGGAATGACGGGCGCAGCTGTAGAAACCATGCAAAAAATGTTAATTAAACTTGGTTATTCTTGCGGAAGTTCTGGAGCGGATGGTGATTTTGGTAACAATACATTAGCCGCATTAAAGAAATTCCAAACTGAAAATGGATTAACAGTTGATGGAATCTATGGACCAAAATCAAAAGCAAAATTAACTGAATTATATACCGCAGCTACAAAACTAGCAACACCGACAACTACTAAAACAACAGAACAAATTGCTAAAGAAATTATCGACGGCAAATGGGGCAATGGCGATGAACGTAAGAGAAAACTTGAGGCCGCAGGATATAATTATAACACAGTTCAAAATAAAATAAATGAACTATTGGGTGGTGGCTCAAAAACTGTAACATCAACAGCAACAAATACAAAAGTAAAAATTGATTATGCACGTTCTTTTAGCAAAAGCATTGCAAAAACATATATAACAACAGCAAATCTAAGGTTGCGGGCAGGGGCCAGTGCTTCAAAAACAATAATCACCGTTATTCCAAAGGGTAAAAAAGTTACTTGTTATGGATATTATACTGGTGATTGGTATTATGTTAAATATGGAGATTATACTGGATTCTGCTCTAAAGATTGGCTACAGTAATAATATCTGTTAAAAAGTATTCATTAGATAGGGAGTTATAACGGCTAAAGCCGTTAAACTCCCTAATTTTTTTGTCTATTTGAAAATTATAAGTATTTATGATATAATATATTATAAAATAAAAATTAAGGAGATTTTTATATGTTACATATTTATATAGATGGCTCCGCCCGCAACAATGGTCGAGACAATTCAAAGGGTGGTTTTGGCATAGTAATTTTTGATGATGACCGCAATTTAATTGATGCCTATTGTGAACAATTTGATAATGTAACAAATAATCAAATGGAATTAAAAGCATTTTTAAAAACCTTTGAATTATTAAATACAAAATATAAAAATCAACAAGTAACTATTTATTCTGATTCTGCATATTGTATAAATAT